AAACTAGCAAAGCACGTGGCGGAACAAGATGATAGAGACGCAAATGGATAAAGTTGAATTTGCCCTTTCAGAGGCACAAGGGTACGCAGATGTACTAATTATTTGTTTCGACCATAACGGCGAGATGACTCTTAAATCTACAATAACTAATGGCCCCGAGATTCTTTGGTCGTTAGAACTTGCTAAACAACAAATTCTTGAGATGGGACAACCGGAGGACGCATGAAACTGAAAGATATTATTTCTGACTTGTGGCTAGCCTTTGGGGTTTTGGGCATGGCTGTTGGGCTTGCCCTACCTTTTATTATTACCGGATACTTTGTTTGGGAGATGCTGAAATGACAGACTTCATGCAGAAGCAGTTTGATATCAGCCAAGAACTTATCCGGTTGATGAACCGCGAACACGAACAGCGAAACCGAATTCTTGAAACGTACGAAGAACAACTCGCTGAAAAAGACCGGTACATTGCAAAACTGGAAGCAACCATTCAAGCATTAGAGGTTTTAATTAAAAAATCATGAAACACGCAAAACAAAAACGAATCCCCGAAGTTAAGGTTGGTCAACGGTATCTGATGCCTTCTGGTGCTATGGCTATTGTCGTGCACTTGAGGGGTGATGCAGAAGTGGGTCTTGAGTACGAGAACAAGCGGTACAAGGGACGAGCAGAGCAGGTAGCCATGAGCACTGCCAATGTGAAATCAATTTGCACGTATGTTGGTGAGGTAGATGGACCCCAAACCTAGGTTTATTGTGTTGGACGATGATGGTCCTGTGCGTAGGTTCTACACAAAATATGAGGCGAATCAATGGGTTAAGGCGCGACCAGAACTCAGGGTGAAAGTTTTACCCAAGGAAAAGCAACCAAATATTTTTGAATCTACCGAGGAAGCGGTGTTTTAATGGCTAATACCCCCGAGAAGAAAGTCAAACTTCAAGTTACTAAACTACTTAGTAATAAGAACGCATACTGGTTCTATCCCGTCATGGGTGGGTATGGGTCATCCGGTGTGCCCGATATCGTTGCCTGCTATCGTGGGGTATTCATCGGTATTGAATGTAAGGCAGGGACTAATACTCCGACTGCGCTACAGATGAAGAACCTTAATCAGATTTCTCAGGCCGGTGGGTATTCGGCGGTCATTAACGAAACTAACATTGAAGACTTAAATGCACTCTTCACCCGTATTGACGCAGAAAGAAAAGCACTTAATTAAGACCAGACAGAAGTTCGCCACGCGCAGACTAGACATTATTTCCTATATGCTCAATCGCCCGCAGGGAACTAGCATCATGGAATTAGTGCAAGGCTTGGGCATGAGTCTCGCGTCAATCGAACGCTACGTGGCTAAGATGAAGGCAAAAGGCGACATTGAACTTTGCCGTTCAGAACCGTTGAAGGGTGTATCTAGAAGACCTATCAACTACTACGTGGTAACGACTGAAGGAGAATTGAATGGACTACTTGAAGAATCTAACAAGTCAATTGGATTTACTCAGCGATGAGTATGACTTAGATGTAGTAGACCTGAAGATTCTCATGGTGCTTGCAAGTTGTTGGAAAGACGGAGTAAAAATCCGTGTAACTGACATAACGCACGGCGGTAAAATAGCATCACCTGCGACTCTGCAAACACGAATCAACAAGACACTTGTTGACGCTGGACTTATTGAAATACAAATTAATCCAGAGGATGCGCGGGAAAAACTCATAGTCCAAGGACCGCACTACGAACGGTTTGAAGACTTCTTGAACGACATCCACATGAAAGGCAATCTATGAACGCACATAACCACCAAGAAATCTTTGATTACGCACCCATCCTGTTGAAGATGGACAAGTTATGCAGGGAATTACACGATGCGTGTCTGCATAAGAAGGGTGCGGGTGCGCTCGATATGACCAACGAGATGGTGGTTCAAACCCGTATGCTCCGTGCTTGGCTTAACGACAAAGAGGCCGCATAAAGTGGACGAAAACAGCGTATCAAATGAGGTACGCGCTCTGCTTGAGAGGATGGAACAGTTTCCGCACGAATTTTATGGTGACCGTGCGTATTGGCGTGAAGAGTTTATGGATACTTTTTGTTCAGACATTCACACGCCACTGGCCCTCCTTCTCACAGCAGAGGAGTTCAGACTACTAAAAGAGGCATATAGACGTTTGATGCGTAAAAATTTTTCTGAAGAAGTGGTTGAGAAAATTATCAACCCGGCACAAGGGGAGTTTGATTTCTAATGCAGATAGTTACTGTAGACTTTGAGACCTACTATGACAAAGACTTCTCACTTAGCAAAATCACAACCGAAGAATATATCCGCGACCCAAGGTTTGAAGTCATTGGAGTCGCCGTCAAGGTCGGGGATTACCCAACTGATTGGATTACCGGCAATCACGCAACCATCAGAAAGTCCCTGCACAGTATCGACTGGTCGGATAAAGCGGTACTTGCACACAACACAATGTTTGATGGCGCGATTCTATCGTGGTTGTTTGGCGTACGCCCAAAAGTTCTTCTCGATACACTCTGCATGGCAAGGGCTGTACACGGAGTGGAAGCAGGGGGTTCGCTCAAGGTCTTGGCGGAACGGTATCGACTCGGTGAAAAAGGAGTCGAGGTTCTCAATGCGCTCGGAAAGCGGAGACTGGATTTCACGGAAGAAGAACTCTCGCGGTACGGACAATACTGCATAAACGATGTAGAACTAACGTATAGCCTATTCAATATCCTTGCCCAGAAGTTTCCGAAGCAGGAATTAAAAGTTATAGACGCAACGCTTAGGATGTTTACAGAACCCGTGTTGGAACTGGACATCCCGATGCTTGAGCAACACCTTAAGGATGTGAAAGATAAGAAAGAAAGTCTGTTGGCTATGGCGGCTGCTGACAGAGATACACTCATGTCAAACGATAAGTTTGCAGAGTTATTGAAGGAACTAGGGGTGAACCCGCCGACCAAGACTAGCCCCCGCACTCAAAAACTTACTTGGGCGTTTGCTAAAACAGATGAAGAGTTTAAGGAATTACTGGAACATCCAGACCCAAGGGTACAAGCGTTGGTATCTGCAAGACTTGGGACCAAGACGACCCTTGAAGAGACACGAACACAAAGATTTATTGATATTGGGACTCGTGGTTCTATGCCTGTGCCTCTCCGCTATTACGCTGCTCACACTGGCAGATGGGGTGGAGACGACAAAATCAACTTACAAAACCTACCGTCCAGAGGCACTAATGGTAACAAACTCAAACTATCAATCTGCGCCCCAGAAGAACATGTAATTATCGACTCGGACTCAAGCCAGATTGAAGCACGGGTATTGGCGTGGCTTGCAGGACAGGATGACTTGGTCGATGCGTTCGCTAATGGCGAAGACGTTTATAGGATTATGGCGTCCAGTATCTACAACAAACCCGTAGAAGAAGTTTCCAAGGATGAACGGTTTGTAGGCAAGACCACTATTCTTGGTGCAGGGTACGGCATGGGCGCAGCGAAGTTCCAAGCCCAACTCAAAAACTTTGGTGTAGCCATAGAACTGGAAGAAGCGCAAAGAATTATTAGTGTTTATAGGCAGACCTATCCACATATCCCCGCACTGTGGAAGCAAGCACAAACTTGTCTTGGTTCAATAGTTACTAAATCGTTTAGTACTTTGGGACGCAAGGGCGTTCTTGAGTTTGACCCCGAGCAATCTGGATTCCTACTGCCTAACGGTCTGTGGCAACGGTACGATGGTCTAGCCAAGGTAGTAGACGCAGACGGTAAAGAACAGTATCAATACCCAACCCGCAAAGGCACGGTCAAGATATACGGCGGGAAAGTTATTGAGAACCTGTGCCAAGCACTCGCACGCTGCATCATTGCGGAGCAACTTGTAAAAATAAATAAGCACTATAGGGTAGTGCTAACCGTGCATGATGCCGTGGCCTGTATTGCCAAGCAGACAGAAGCGGAAAAGGTTAAGATGTATGTCGAGGCTTGCATGCGAGAAGCACCCTCGTGGGCCATTGGTCTGCCGCTGAATTGCGAGGCGGGGGTAGGCAAGCGGTACGGAGAATGCTAAGTGGCAAAGTATACGTGGTCGTACAGTAACCTTAATCTGTTCCTCCAATGTCCGCACAAGTACTATCGGCTGCGCATAAAGAAAGATATAAAGGAACCTGATAGCGAGCACCTGCTGTATGGCAACATGGTGCACAAGGCGTTTGAAGAATATGTACGTGACGACACACCGCTACCTGAAAAGTTTTCTAGCTACAAGGTACAACTAGACCCACTCAGGGCTATTGAAGGTACTAGATACTGCGAGTACAAGATGGGGCTACGTGAGGACTTGCATCCGTGTGAGTTCTTTGACCCGCTAGTATGGTGGCGTGGTATTGCTGACTTGCTGATTATCAATGGCGAGAAGGCGTACCTTGTGGACTACAAGACCGGCAAGAGCAGTAAGTATGCAGATAACAAGCAGTTGGAGATTTTGTCTCTGGCAGTGTTCAAGCACTTCCCCGAGGTGAAGAAGGTCAAGGCCGGTCTGCTGTTCGTAGTGCCAGAAGAATTTATCAAGTCAGACTTTCATAGCGACCAACAGCATGTGTATTGGATGAAGTGGCTTGAAGACACGAAGCGGTTAGAAACCGCTATCGAGAAAGACGTTTGGAATCAGAAACCGAACTTTACTTGTCGAGCGCACTGCCCCGTGTTAGACTGTCCTCACAACGGTAGAAACTAACACCATGCCCTACACCAAGTCCCCCCGTCCGTATAAGCACGAATACGAAATGCAGAAGGAGCGTGGGGAACATGCTGACCGTATGGAACGACAACGTGCGCGTAGGAAGATGGACAAGAAGGGCGTTGACCGTAAGGGCAAAGACATCGACCACGTGAAGATGTTGAGCAAGGGCGGTAGCAACTCGGATGGTGTAAGATTGGTTTCCCCTTCTAAGAATCGTGCGCGTAACGGCCACAAGAAGGGCGAGAAGAAGTAAGTAGTACCCGCAGTACCGTTGTAAAGATATTTGGAGCCACTCGAAATACCGAGTTGGCTCTGTAGGCTATTGAGGAAAAGATGCAAATAATTGATAACAAGGGGCTTTTGCTGCGGTTGAAGAACCCAGAGAAGGTCACTGCTGTAATTCCCAAAAGCAAGATTCTTGATGATGGTTCGTTGTTGGTTAAGTGGGGTTTGGAGGAAGCGCAAGTATTGAAGAACTTGCGTATCAAGAATGTACCGTCACCCATAGAAGCACAATACGATTGGCCCGGCCTGTACAAGCCTTTTGCACATCAAAAGAAAACCGCTGCGTTTCTGACGCTGCACCGTAAGGCGTTCTGTTTCAATGAACAAGGCACGGGTAAAACGTCTAGCGTCATATGGGCTGCAGATTACTTGATGACCATTGGGCAAATCAAACGGGTACTAGTCATCTGTCCGCTATCAATCATGCAGTCGGCGTGGCAGAATGACCTGTTTAAGTTTGCAATGCACAGAACTTGCTCTGTAGCTCACAGTTACTCACGAGAAAAAAGAATAGAAGCAATCAACAGTGACGCCGAGTTCGTCATCATCAACTTCGATGGTACTGAGATTGTGTTCGATGCGCTGAACAACGCTGACTTTGACTTGATTGTTATTGACGAGTGCAATGCTCTGAAGAACCCATCTACTAAACGATGGAAGACAATCAACAGTCTTGTGAAACCGAAAACATGGTTGTGGATGCTGACTGGCACACCGGCTGCTCAGTCCCCTGTAGATGCGTATGGTCTGGCTAAGTTGGTGAATCCTAGCGGGGTTCCTAAGTTCTCCGGTGCGTTCAAAGACATGGTCATGCAGAAGATTACGCAGTTCAAGTGGATTCCTAGACCACGTGCCGAACAGGTTGTGCATCAAGCTCTACAACCGGCTATTCGCTACACCAAAGAAGAATGCTTGGACTTGCCTAGCATTACATACACGACGCGCGAGGTACCACTAACCTCACAGCAAAAGAAGTACTACAAGTTGATAAAGCAGCAGATGATGGCTGTGGCAGCAGGAGAAGAGATTACGGCGGTCAACGCAGCAGCAACGCTTAATAAACTTTTGCAGTTGTCGGGGGGCGCAGTCTATTCCGATACTGGAGAAATCATTGCCTTCGATGCAAAAAATCGTTTAGAGGCGCTAAAAGAAGTTATTGAAGAAGCATCCCATAAGGTCTTAGTGTTTGTTGCATACACTCACGCAATCCACATCATTAAAGAAGAACTGACCAAGGCGGGTATCACGAACGAGGTCATCAACGGGCAAGTACCGGCTACCAAACGTAACGATATCTTTAACAAGTTCCAATCAGACCGTGAACCACAAGTTCTTATTATTCAGCCGCAGTCGGCTGCTCATGGAGTGACACTTACCGCTGCGAACGTGGTTGTGTGGTGGGGGCCAATCACTTCATGCGAGGTCTACATGCAAGCAAACGCCCGAGTGCATAGGTCAGGTCAACACAACCCCTGTACCGTGGTGCATCTGCAAGGCTCTGAAGTTGAAAAGAAAATCTACTCCATGCTACAGAACAACATTGATGTTCACTCGCGTGTGGTGGACCTTTACAAAAATTTCGAGGACGAAAGTTGACAACGTCAAGTGATGGTGCTAGACTTTAGTCGTAATTTCTAGGAGGGTGTATGTCGGGCAAATGGACAAAACGAAAATCATCAAGCCTTCAACATTTGCAAGTGTGGCAACACAACAAACAGGCTTTTGGTGGACGTATTGCTGATGGCAACAAAAAAGATTCTCTTAGTGAGGAAGCCCGTTTAGCAATAGAAAAACTGTACGAGTTACAGAAAAAATATAGGGGTTAGCATGGAGATTACCGCAGACCGTCTTGTGAAAGCGTACGTGAAGATTAGGGAAGAACGCAGCAAACTTGCCCAAGACTACGATGCACAAGACAGTAAGTTGAAAGAGCAGTTAGAAGCGATTGAGCATGAGTTGTTGGAAATGTGTAAGACCGTTGGTGCAGATAGTTTGCGGACCCAGCACGGTACAGTTAGCCGTAAGGTACAAAAGCGTTTTTGGACTAGCGATTGGCACTCTTTCCATAAATTTGTCAAGGAACATGACGCATTGGATTTGTTTGAGCGGCGTATCAGCCAATCGAACATGCAACAGTTCCTTGAAGAGAACCCCGATGTACTACCGCAGGGGTTAAATGTGGACAGTAAATATACTGTCTCGGTTCGTCGTAAGTAAGGAGTTATACCCAAATGTCTGATTTGACTATTTTTAGCCAGAACCTTCCTGCCCACCTGCGGACGTTGGAACTGGACGACACAACTAAGGCTCTCATGGGCGGCGGTGGTGGTAGCAAGCGCATCTCTATCAAGGGTGGCGTTTTCCGCATGGTTGTCGGTGGCGAAGAAGTTGCCCGTAACGAAGACCGTGCCATGAACGTCATCATTGTGGCGGCTGCGCCGAAGGTCTCCCGCACCTACTACGAAGGTGTTTACGAGGAAGGTGTGAAGGCTGCACCGGTTTGTTGGTCTGCTGACGGTGATAAGCCCGATGCTACCGCTAAGACCCCGCAAGCATCGTCATGCGCTAACTGCCCTCAGAACGTCAAGGGTTCGGGTCAGGGTGATTCTCGCGCTTGCCGCTACTCGCAACGTCTCGCTGTTGTGCTTGAGAACGACATCAACGGTAGCGTGTACCAACTGACCCTTCCTGCTGCATCTGTGTTCGGTAAGGGTGAGAACGGCAAGTGGCCTCTGCAAACGTATGCGCAGATGGTTGCAAGCAAGGGTGTGCCTATCACCTCGGTGGTTACTGAAATGCGTTTTGATACTAGCGCACAGTCGCCAAAACTTACCTTCAAGCCGGTGCGGTTCTTGGAAACCGATGAGTTCATGGCGGCTGTTGAGCAGGGTAAGACCTTGGATGCAGTCCGTGCTATCACCATGACGGTTGCACAATCGGACGGTATTGAGTCTGCACCGAAGGCCGAAAAGCCCAAGGCGGTAGCCGCACCGAAGCCTGTAGCCGCACCGAAGGTTGAAGAACCGGAGGAAGTGGAGGAGTCGGAACCGGAACCGAAGAAGGTTTCCACCAAGAAGGCGCAAGAAGAACCCGCGCCGAAGGCCAAGATTAGCAGCATCCTGTCGGAGTGGGACGATGAATAAGGGACGCGGCTATCGAAAGGAAGTGCATGACGAGATTGTTTCGTCTAATTCAACCAGTTTGGGTGTAAGCCTTGGTAAACTGTGCGTTACTAAGAACATCCCTGTGGCTGACGTAGCGGAATTTTTTGGTATTTCTAGACAGGCTGTATATTTATGGTTCAGGGGGCAGATTAGCCCCTCGAAACGGCATACAGAAAAACTAGAGAAATTGATTTACAAGTTGTCCCAAAATTAGCAGTTTCGGGAGGGGCTAGGTTTTTATCAACAAGGGGTTGTCGATAGAGCAGCCTAGTTCCTCCCACCTACAATAAAAGTGCGATACGTACATGCGGACGAGAGAAGAGTTTTTGCGTTTTGTATTACCCACTACCGGCAACTACTGCTTGTGGGTATGTAAGGGCAAAGGCGAGAACATTCGCCAAAAGTTATACGGTAGCATTGAGGAACTGTTAGGTAAGGTAGACTATTGGGTTGGTCAACAGTACAACGTGTTTTTTGGCGTTGCTAGTTATCAGACGCTAGAGAACAGAACCCAAGAAAACTCCGAGTCCTTGAAGTCTTTCTTCTTGGACATTGATGCGGGGCCGAACAAGAAGAACGCTTACGAGACAACCGAAGACGCATTGGTTGCGTTGAAGGCATTCGTAGATAAGATTGGATTTCCCAAACCCAACATCATTAAGTCTGGGCGCGGGTTGCACGTATACTGGGTGTTTGACCGCGAGATTCCGAAAGAGGAATGGCAACCCTACGCCGAAGGCTTTAAGAAGTTGTGCGTGGATAGCGGGTTGATTATTGACCCTGCCGTACCTGCTGACTCTGCACGAGTCCTGCGTGTTCCGTATACCTTCCACGTTAAAGATGCCGCGAACCCGATTGAGGCTGTACCGCTTATTGAAGCACCAGCGGTTTCGCTTGATTTACTAAAGAGTTTAGTAACTCCGGTACAGACTGATATGTGGGCTAACCGCCCACACTTTGCCCAAATGGATGAAACCACGAAGGCACTGGCCGGTAACTTTACCCATATATTCAAGAACATACTCATCAAGAGTGTGCAGGGTGATGGATGTGCGCAACTAGCGTATATCTATGAAAAACAAGAAGAAATTCCTGAGCCGTTGTGGAGGGCGGGGCTTTCTGTTGCTATCCATTGTGAGGATGGTCTTAAAGCAATCCACAAGATTTCCAACAAGCACCCCGAATACAACAGAGAAACGACAGAGGCTAAGGCTCTTGCTACCAAAGGTCCGTACACCTGCGACACGTTTAAGAAACTCAATCCTGAGATGTGTGAGGGTTGTGCACACAGGATAACTTCACCAATCCTTCTGGACTCGACCATGAAGGAAGCCGACCCAGATGCGGTAATTAAGCAGTACGACCCGCAAACCGAAGAGGTAGTGGAGTACCCCGTACCAGAGTTGCCGTTCCCGTACTTCAGAGGCGCACATGGTGGCATTTATAGAAAACCGATGCCTAGAGAAACGGATGACGGCGAAGAAGAATTAGAACCCGTGCTTATCTGTAGTCGGGACTTCTACGTAGTGCAGCGTATCCATGACCCTGAGTTTGGTGAAAGTGTGTTGTTGCGTCTGCACCTTCCGAAAGATGGGGTCCGTGAATTTCTAGCGCCACTGGCAGATGTGCTATCTAAAGACAAATTCAAAAGCATAATTGGCAAAAACGGTATAGCCGCACGAGACAAACAGGTAAACGAAATTATGGGTTACGTAACTAGGTGTGTTGAGCATTTGCAAAACACCGTCAAGTCTGCTGTCGGTAAGACTCAGATGGGGTGGCAGGGTAACAATACATCCTTTGTTATCGGGGATAGAGAAGTCTTCCATGACAAGATTGAGTACAGTCCGCCGAGCAGTCCGATTCTTGGTCTGGTGCCTAAGTTTAAGAAGGCCGGTAATTTCCATGAGTGGAAGGACGTAATCAATAGTTACCGCGACCCTGAGTATGTACAACGTGCATATGTTTTCTTCCATGCGTTCGGTACGCCCCTTATGCGGTTTATGAAGAACACAAAGGGTTTCGTTGTCTGCGCATACGGTAAGGGGTCTGGCACAGGCAAGACCACGGTGCTTCAGGCGGTTGCTAGTGCATATGGCGACCCAGACTTGCTGCTCATGAACGCAGAATCAACACCCAACTCTGTCGCTAACCGGTTAGGCACCTTGCAGAACATGCCTGTGACGTTGGATGAAATTACGGAACTAGACGCGCTTACCAAGGCAAAGATGATTTACTCATCCACGTACGGCATTGGTAAAGAACGTATGGAGGCTGGCAGAAACGTAGAGCGGGTGAACAACATCACTTGGCAGAGTTGCATGCTGACTTCATCGAACATGGCAGTAGACCAAGAAATCCTATCCATCAAGTCTGCACCCGAAGGCATTCTTAACCGCTTGCTTTGCTTGAAGGCATACGACGATAAGAAGACCGACCCTACCGTGGCACGTAACAACTTCAACCGCCTGTTCAAAAACTACGGACACGCGATGGAGATTTATATGCAGTATGTGGTAGCCAATCTTCCAGAAGTTATCGCGTTGCTAGATTCGGTGCAGGAAAGACTGGAAGCCGCCGCTCAGATTCTTAGCACGGAACGGTTCTGGGGTAACGATGCCGCAGTGACAATCACGGGTGGGATTATTGCCAAGCGTTTGGGAATTCATGATATTCCGATTTCCCCGGTGTTCAGATACATCGTAGAAGAAATTAAAACGAAACGGGCAGAGAAGAAGAACTTCATTATGGATGATGAAGACATCCTGTCCAGTTACATGTACGACAACATTAACCGCATGGTCATTGCAAATGGCATGTCTGGAAGGACCGGAATTGATGCTGCTGCAATCTTGTCCCCGAGGGGTAATGACCTAGTCATGCGCTTTGAACCGGATACAAAACTTCTTTTTGTTTCTGTATCTGACCTTCGTGTGTACTGCACCAAGAAGTCATTCAACTTGGTCGAGGCTCTTATGCCGCACGAGAAGAGCAAGTGTTTGGTGGGTATGAAGCACAAGCGGCTTGGTTCTGGTACTCAATACGCAACCCTACCGGCTATTCGTGCCTACTGCTTCGACGTTAA